GCAGAAGATAGTAGACCAGTTGGAAGCAATGCAAAAGGACCAAACAGAATTAAAAAAAGATGTGGAGGAGATTAGAAAATTCATCAAGTAATGGGTAGGTTTATTACCTACCCGAAAAGGAGTGTAGCTATGAAAAGAGAAGATATAATTTCAAAGGCTTTTTCTAAACTTGGAAATAATGGTTCGTATAACGATAACGGTGGAGAAAGATATCAAAAAGCCGTAGCTTTGCTAGATAGTTTTTATGAAAATATAGCAACTGATACAACTTTTTTATTCAATGCCATTACGGTTAAATTAACAAGTACAGGTCAGAATGAGCAAGGAGAATACAGATACAATGTGCCTATTGACTGTTTGAATGTTATTAATTGCCAAAACATAAATAGAGGATTAGAAAATTATAGAGAAGAAGGAGAGTTTATATATTCCACTTCAAGTGAATTATTCATTCATTATTGTAAAAAATTAGATTTTGATGAATTACCAGATAAGTTATTTAATTTATTAGTGTGTGGGTTAGCTAAAGAATTAAGTTTAGCTTTCAATGCTTATAATGACAGATATCAATTATTAGATGCTAAATATCAGGAAGAAAAAAGAAACATTATATACCAACAAGGCTTTAATCATAATGTATGGGAGTAGAAGTATGATAAGTAGAGTAAATTTATTTAATTATGGAGAAGTAGGAGAAAGACTATCAGGTATAAGAGAATCTGAAATACATCAGCAATCAGCACAAAAAATTGAAAATTTAATAATAAATGAAATGGGAAATTTAAAGATAGCAAAAAAATGGGAAGAAAACATTTTGCCAAATGGGGAAATATTTCATCGTTTATTTGATACAAAATACAATTTTTACATTGGTGTATCAGAAAATTATATTTATACAATAAAAAAAGATTTAAGTAAAATTCTGTATAAATTTTCTATAAACTCTAATTATAAGGAATTTAAATTTGTAGATGATAAGTTATTTGGAAAAGGGGATCCTTATTTGGTATATGAATTTGATAAAAACACAGGAAATATAGGAAGTTCTAACTTTTTAGAACTTCTTAAATATCCTATTAAAGATAGACAAGATGTGAAAATAGATGTGTATAAATGCTATAAATTAAAAGATACTACTGAAATAAGAGTATCATTATTAGGTACTTATACTAATCCTAGAATTAAAAGTGATAATGGTATTTATCTTTTTGAAACTAATATAAAGTTAGAAAGGCTTTATAAACAGTATAAAACAAGTATTACAGATAATATAATAGATGGTGCAACTGATGGAATGGTTTTTGGTGTTATGCACGGATATTTTAAGAAAGATGAAGAAAAACAATATTTATTAGGAAACAACAAAGTAGAGTTAGTTGTTGGTGGAACAGATAATAAATATGGTTCAGAATATTTTACAACTTTTAATAAGAATGTTAGTGGTGAAATAGGATATGGTGAATTAAAGGAATTAAAAAATGATATTATAGATATAGGAATGTTCTCTGATAGGTTATATATAATAAAAGATGGGATATTCTATTTTTCTAAAAAAGGAGATTATTTTGATTTTAAGAATGATACAAAAGCTGATAGTGCATTTTTCTTTAAGCCAAACCCTATAAACAATATCTTCCCAAATATATATTCGTCAGAAGTTGGGGATAGAATGTATGTTACAACCAATAAAGGAGTATATGTAATTAGTTCAGGGAGTGTCTTTTCATCAACTAATTATTCTGTACATATAGCTAGTGAAATTCCTTGTAGAGATAATGGGGTTTTAATATCAGATAACTTTTTTTACATATCAGAAGAAGGACAGTTAAAATGTGTGCAAGTCATACCTAATCAAACTGGATATGAAACTTTTGTAACTGTAAATGTTGAAAAATACGATATCTATTCTGAATGTGATAGTATAGGTAAGTTAAAATATGATGACAGAATAATGCTTGTTGGTACAAAAAAGAAAAAGAAATCTTTAGATACAAGTTTTAATTCATTAGTTTTTTATCAAGTATTAGATTTTAATATTTTTAGAAGATTTACTATAACACAAGATTATAAATTCAAAAAAATAATTTCTTTAGATAAGTATTTACTTTATCAAAGTGATAAAAATATTTTGCTGTGTGAAAGTAAAAATAATGTTAAAACAGCAAAATTGAAAATTAATACACCAGCAATTTCTACTGAAAAAGGTGGGAACTACTCTAATGATTATCAAAGTAATGTAGAAAGAGTTTTTATAAAAGTGCTAAATGAAGAAAGTCAAGCTATAAAAGGTATGAAAATAAATAACACAGCTATTTCAAAAATACCTGAAGAAAGTGATTTATTTAGTTGCTTTAGACTTGATGAGCAATTCCCAATTTTAAATGGATATGAAATAGAAATTACAACTAATGAAAATGATAAGATTTTTGAAATACTAGGAATAGACACAAAGATAAAAGTTGCTAGTGATTAGGAGGATAATATGTGGACAGAAATATTTCAAGGAGCAAAAGGAATAAGTCAAATTTTAGGTGGGCTAAATAATAGCAAGACTGCAGGGAAAATAGCAAAATTACAAAGAGAAACTGCAGAAATGCAGTTTAACTATAATAAAAAGCAAATAAAAGAAGCTACAGAAACAAACTTAAGAGGAATGATGAAACAGTATGTAGCAGCTAAAGAAAATCTGTATGAGCAAAAAGAAAATGTAAGGATGAATTTGAATTTTAAAAGTCAAATGAAAGGTGTTGAAAAAAATGATAATTCATATATTACAGATAGTAAAACTAAATTAGAAAGTGAGTTTTTTGAAAATATGAGAAATACTATAGAGAATGAAAAAAATGATTTAACGAATGTATCTAAACAAGGTATTGACCAAATATACCAAGCTCAAGGTAATTATAACCAAGCATTGACTAATATTAATGGAGCTAAAATTCAGGCACAACAACAAGCTAATCAAATGATGCTTAATGGAATAAATGATATTGCTATGGCTGTTTATACTTATACAAAATCAAAAAGTAATTTAGAATTAACAGAGGAAGATTCTAACAAAGAAACTCGTATGAGTAAAACTGATTTTTCTAAACCTTACAGTTTCAATAGAGGATTTGATTTTAGTTTTGGGAAACCTAAATTAAGTTTAGGAGGTGGCATTTAATGGAATTTTTAGAAAAAGTAGTACAAAATGAAAGAACAGGTGCTAATATAAGTGGGATTCAAATTGATGTTAATACTCAACATTTACTAGACAAACCATTTTTAAAAGGATTTGAAGAATTAGAAAAATTAGCTAAAGAAATGGATGCTATAAAAATAAAAAATAAAAGGACCGAATTTGAATTAAATTTAGAACAAATGGATTTAGATTTTGCTGAGAAATGGAATGACCCTAACATATATAGAGATAAAGAAAAATATGAAGCTATGTTAGAAGATAGAAAAGCATTGCAATCTGAAAAAGCAAAACTATTATCTTCTAATATGTATTATAACAGAGAAGAAAAAATTAACTTAAAAAAAGAACTTGAAAATAAAAATAAAGAGATAATTTTGGGATATCAAAAAAATAGAAATATTGAATATTTAAGAGAAACTATAAATAGTACTAATGCAAATATTGACCAGCTAATAGCAATAGGTCAAAAAAATATTTCACCAACTGATTATGACAGTATAAGCAAATATGTAAAAAGAATATCAGAAAATCTTTCTTATTTGAAAACTCCATTAGGATTATCAGAAAAAGAACTTGAAAATATGATAGGAACTAGAGCTAAAACTTTAATAAATGGTATTTATCAAGAGCATTTAAATAAGATTATATCAGACCCTAACATGAGTACAGATAAGCAAGAAATAGAATTAAAAAAATTAGCGTATTCTATGGATAACAAAGAATATAAAGAGAAATTAGCAACAGACCTAGCTAATGAATTTGCTAAGGAAGATGTAGAGCAAACTAAGAATTTCTTTTTAACAAGTTTTGATTCAGAAACTAAAACTATAATAAATCAATATAGAGCTAGATTTAATGAAATAAAAAGAGCAAGAGCGAAAGAAGAAAAAGCAGAACAAGCTTTTTATAGAAAACAATTAAAATCTTCCATAAAAGAAAAAGACAGACAAGTTGAAAAAGCTATGAATAATAAAGACCCTTATGCTTTTCTAAAATACAAGTATGGGATAGATGTTTCTTACCAAGAACTATCAGACAGGGATGACTTAATAGATAAAATAACTGGAAGAACAGGGATAAGTTACGCTGATAAAGATAACAATATGGCTTTTAGATTTGTTCCACCAGAAATAAACACTCTTGATGAATTTAATGATTATATGGCAGAAAATCAATTTACAGGAGCAGAAAGAGACAAAAGAGTAAAATCATTTGCTGCAAGTTCAAAAATACCATTAGCCGTAATTGATAAAGGAATGAGTGACCCAAAATATAAAGAAATTTATGAAGAAGGTATTTATGCTAACAGTATGAGAAAAAAATCAAAAATAAGTATTTCAGATATAAAAAAAGATGGATTATTTAAAAATTGGGGAGATCATAACGACAATATAGACGGGCTCGTAGATTACTATAAAAGTCTAAGCTATTCACAAGTTGAAGCAGAGGAAAAGGCAGTTGAATTTATGATAAGTAAAAATTTACCTGAATTAGTTAATACAAAAAACTCTAACGAAAAAATAGAGATTCTTTATGATTTTGCTGATAATTTTGATATATCTGATTACAAAGATGATCTAACAGTAATAAAAGAAATTAAAAATTCTAAGCCTCAAAGATTTGTTAATTTTAAAGATGAAAAGAGAGAAAGGAATAAAAAAACAAATAGTAAGACAACTTCAAGACCTAATCATAAATAAGGAGTTAATATGAATAAACAAAGAACAGAAGAACTTTTTGAATATATAAGAACAAAAGAAAAAGAAAAATTTGAAAAAGAAAAAATAAAAGAGCAAAAAAAAATAGATGGTTTTTTTGATTATGCAAATAAAAGAATAGACCTTTCATTTAAAAAAGGTATTGCAAAAATTAAAAGTCTTGTTGGAGAAGAACCAAACATATATGAACAAGAACTTTTTAGAGAAAGGCAACAAAGAATAGATGAATATATTTCAGAAAGAGGAGCAATTTCAAATGCTGGTCTTTCTCTTTTTGATGGATTTTTAGATAACATTTCAGACCCAGTTCAAATAGGAGAAAATGTACTTACAGCCTTAAGTGGTGGAGCAAGTAAAACAGCTAAAGTTATTTCAAATATAGCAATAAATGTTGGCGATTATCTTTCTGACCAGTTTATAGTGTTTGGTAAAAAAGAACTTGATGGGGGAGATGTTGCTAATGTTGCTATGATAAGTGCAATAGGTGGATTGTTTGGAGGAGTAGAAGCTAAATATTCATCAAAAATAGGTAAAGACTTAATGGGGAATGATATTGGGGGTAAACCTTATAAATATAATCCGTTAATAGAAAAACCACAGCAATTAACAGAAGATATAACAGAAACTAAAAGTTTTATAAAGCCTAATGAAAAGAAAGGGAACATAAGAGTGAAAACAAATAAACTACCTTATTCAAATGAATATTTAGGAAATAAAGCTAATACTATATTTGATGAATTTATAGAAAAAGGTCAAAAATATAATGAAGCTGGATATTCTTTTTATAATAAAGAAATGTTACAAGAGATTTCAAACAGATTAGAAACAAAAAAAAATATGTCAACTAATGGATATAACATAGATGATATTAAAAATGTTATGGGAGCTTTTTATAAAGAAGCTTCAAATTATTATGATGAAATTATGCCGAATAGCTATGGAGCAGTAAATGAAGCTGATAAGAATGGTTTTAAATTACAAATGCACACAATAGAAAGCACAGTAAAACTTTATCAAAAACAAGGTAGAGATATAGAAATAGATAGAATAGATAATTTAATAAATTCTCTTATAGATGGTGATGATTTAGAAAGTGGTTTAAATACTTTGTCAAATGAAACAGCTGAGAAATTTAAGAATATTGCTAATTTCAAAAGAATGTCAGATAAACAAAAAGTTAAGATACTTGGTGAAGTAATAGAAGATGATGTATTTGATGATATAGCAAAAGGTAAGACAGCTAATAATTTTGAAAAAGGTATTTATAATATTTTAACTGATGATGGTAGAAAAGAAATATCTGTTTCTCAAAGACTTGATAAAAAGGAATTTTTAGAAAAATTAGCAAAAGGGGAAAATGCTTTAAGAAATAATTTACAAGATGATTTAACTGAAGTTATAGAAAGTGTAAAAGGCTTTGGAGAAAATGTTTATATTGATTCAGAAAAAGCTAAAAGATATGGTTTAAAAGAAGGGTTTTATAATCTTAAAGAAGAGCCAAAACTAATTGAAGTTATGTGGCATGATTTATCGAATACAACTGATAAGGCATTAAAATTCAATGAAAGAGGTGGAGTTTTAGGAGCTTCTGAGTCTTTAGAAAAATTTATTTATAATTGGCAAAATATGAGTGAAGAAGATAGAATGTTTATCATAAATCAAAAAGAAAATGTAAAAGATTATAAATTTAATTATAAGAAAGTCCAAAATCAAGTAAAACAAGACATAGGAAATTTAAAAAATGAATACGATATAAAAGTAAAAGAGTTTGAAAAAAGTAAGCAATTTAATCTTAAGGATTTAAGAATAGCATATAATCAAGAAGTTAAAAAAATCAAAGAAGATTTTAGAAAAAATAAAGTTGATATTGGTGGAAAGACTAGTACAGAAATTAAAAAAGAATACCTGTCAAAAATAAAAGAAACAAATAAAAAATATAATGAAGTAGTAAAAGAATACAGAAAGAACTGGAAATTTGAAAGAGAAAATCTAGCCATTGATAAAAGAGTTAAAAATGAAAAGATAGAAACAATAAGAAATAATATAAAAAAGCAAATGACAGAACTTCAAGAGAAAGAGTATCCTGGACTTACAGAAAAAGAAATTAAAAGAAACATAAAAGAAAATTTTCAAAAAATTAGAAAACAAGCTTCTGAAGAAATAAAAAAAGAAAGAAAGAATTATAATGATAAAGTTGCAGAATATAAGAAAAATAAAGAAGTTTCTTTATCTAATGTTAAGAGTGCATATAAAAACGAAACAAAAGAATTAAATAAAAGATTTAATAAAGAAACGGTAGATGTTGGAAGAAAAACAGATAGTCAAGTTAGTAAAGAGTATAGAGATAAAGTAACTGATGTTTATAATAAATTCTTAGGTACATTAGAAGAATACAAAAAGAATAATAATTTCCAAAAAGAATTATTAACTAAAGATAAGAATTTAATGCAAGAACAAATAACAGATATCAAGAAAAAAGCTAAAGATGAATTATTTAAAATTAAAAACACTAATTATGCTAATAAAGCAAAAGTAAGTGAAATTAAAAAACAAGCTTTAGATAATGTTGTTAATTCTATAAAAGAAACAGGTGTTAGAAGAAAGAATGAAGAAATAATCGCTCAAGTTCTTGGAGATAGAATTGATGAAAAATCTGGTTTTAATTTAGTTTTAAAAGAATTAAATGATATAGCAAGAAATGATATAAGTAAAAATACAAATGCTAATATAGAAAAATTAACTTCTATAAGAAAAATAGCTGGGTCAGAACTTGGAAGTTTAATAAAAGAAAGAATGAGAGTAATTGAAAGTTTATCAGCCATCAAACAATTTGAGCCTACTTATTATTCTGATTTTAAAACAACTCAAAAGTTTGCTTATAATGCTAAAAATCTTATTTATTATTATTTCTTAGCTCCATTAAAAGGTACATTTGAAGTAGCTTCTAACCAATATAGAATAAATAAAGCAATGAATTCAATGGGGTTTAAAACAAGATATAAATTTACTCAAGGTGTTAGGGATATGGCAAGAGTAGCAAAAGCTAATTTTTTTGGAACACAAGAAAAATTGAATACTTTATTAGCAACTGAAAAGAATCCTTATATAAGAGCAGCAATAGAAGAAATGGTTGAATTTAAAAGAAATAGAGAAATAATTTTTGGTGATGGGAATTATATGAAAAAAATATTAGCAAAAGGTGCTGATGTCGTAGCTAACTCACAAACAACATCAGAAGGGCAAAGAGCTATGGGCGCAAGTATAACAATGCTAAGAGCTTTATTAAATGAAAGTGTTGATAATGATAGTAAGTATCTAAAAGCTATTTTAAATACTCATGGAGTAACACAGCAAGAAGCTGAAGCGCTTATATTGAATGTTAGAAAAGTTGTAAAAGATGGTAATTCTTTTATGGCTTGGTTAGCTGATAGTACAGTTAAAAATGCTGAGGAAGCTAAAACAAAAAGAATTATAACAGATTTAATAAATTTAGCTGGAAAAGAATTTTCTCCAATGAACAAAGTTTTCTCTAAAGAAGAAACAGCTTTCCAAAGTTTTTATAAAGATAGTTTATATATGTTGAAAAGATATGGACTATCAATGGCAGAAGATTTATTTGATGGAGTTACAAAATATTATGATGAGAATGGAATATTAAGAAAAAGATTTTCTTTAAAAAAAGATGTGAAAGGCTCTATGTTTGATAATATTTTTAACACAAGTGGAAATAAATTTGAACACGCTAAAAATTTCTTATTAACAGGAACATTAACTTATTTATCAAAACTAGCTTATAATTATTCAAGAGATAAGATATTAGGTGGTTATCAAGATGAAATGGTTGAAGCTAAAATTGAAGCTATTACAAGAGGAAATATAATTCCTCAAATAATAGAAAGCGTTTATAAAGGTTCTGTTGAAATGACTGGTATGGACTTTCTCGTAGGTGGAGATAATATATTTAATTCTCTTTTTAAAGCTAAAAAGAATAGTATAGAAAAGATATGGGATAAAAAGAAAATGAATCCTGTTGAAAAAATCATACATTCTGCAGCAAGTTTATCGTTACCGATGTCATTTTCAAGAGCTTATGATTATAGAGTTATAAAAACAAAAGTTCCAAATAGTTTAAATTCTTTCTCAGAAAAAGCTAATAATATTTGGAAAGGTAGATATAAAAAAGAAGCTGAAAAAGAACAAAGAGGAGGAGACAATTTATTTGGAAATATGTTAGCACTAGGAGGTTTATTATATGACAATACCATAGGAGAATATTTTAATAAAAACCCAGGGAAAGCCTATCAAGTTATAAACCATGATGAAAGTGAATTGAAGAAAGACGAAGCTATATTGATGGCAACAGGGGCAACTGAATTAGCTACACAAAGTATGGTAAATGAGTATATAGATGATGTATTTGCTATGGAAGATTCAGAAATTATAAATAAAGCTTTAAAGGAACAAAAGCTAGATTATAAAACTCAATATTCAAAATTAGATGACAAGTATATATATGAATTAGAAGATATATTTATTTTTAATGAGAATATAGATCCTTATGAAGTTATGAAAGCTATTACAGATTTAACAATGGCTACTGATAAAGAAAAATTTTTAGACAATTTAATTGATGATGATGACAAAATAGCTTTTGAAAAACACAAAGAATTGATAAAAGAAAATCAAGGTATATGGGAGCCTGTCAATGAAGATAGTGGAGACATAGAGGATTATATATTTTACTTGAAAAATGCTAGAAATAATCTTTATCAATAAATAAAAAAAGTCCAGTTATTAGCTGGGCTTTTATTTTAATATTATTAAATTTTGTTGACATAGTATTGAAGTCAATATATCATTTATTGATTCTGAAAAAGAAATGTTGTATTTTAATAACTTATTTGTTGTTACTGTTAAAGATAAAGAAGTTCTTATTTTACCTTCTTTTACCATAGGAAAGCTACTTCCTAATTTTGAGTTATATAATGAAAGCACTTCATCTTTTAAAGTTTTATAGAAGTCTATAAGTTTACAATTTTCAAATTCTTCTTTGGATTCTTCTTCTATCCTTATATCTAAATAAGAAATTATAAATAACATTTTATTTCTTAAAAATTCTATTTTTGTTGTTGTTTCTTCAATTATTTCTTTAATAGTGTTAGAACCTTTCATTAAATCAACTTCTGAAAATTCATTTTTAATTTTTATTTTATCCATAATTACTCCTTTTCTTTTATTATAAACTTATTTGATTTTCTATTGCTTTTATAATGTTAAATGTATCATTTTCTAAGTCTATTCCAAATCTTGCAAGTTCTATATTTGTTGTATTTATTTCAAAAACTACTCTTTGAAATTCTCTTTCATTATTATACGCTATTGATTCTTCTATTTTTATAAAGTCAGTTGAATCAGCAATACCAATTATAGAACTTAAAATTTTATCTATTTTAGAAGCTTTATCAAAGTCATTATTGTATTTTTCCTCTTCAAGTCTTGCTATTAAATATCTCTCAATAGCTGTTACTTTATACTTGTAAAATTCTCTTAAACGCTCCTTTCTAAATTGTGTTGCCATTCTAATTCTATCTAGTGACATACGAATATCATATTGTTCAGCAAATTTTTTCATTATAAATTCTCCTCTTTTTTATTTTTATTATACCATTTTTTAGATGAAAAATGCTCTCTCTTTTTAACATAGCCAACGAGTAGCCAACAAACTATAAAATTCTATGATAAAAACTATTTTAAATTATAGAAAAAATTGAAAAATTAATATTTCTATTGTAAATAAAAATCTTTTTCTCTATGATTTATTTAATTACAGGAAATACTAAAACTTTAATTTTGTAATACTTTTTAAATTTTTCTTATTTCTTATAATTCTTATTTTTATCATATTTCTTAACTAGGTAGCCAACAAATAGCCAACACTTTTAATTTAATAAATTAACAGCTTTTCTAAGTTCTTCAATATCTTTATGAGTGTAAACATTTTCTGTCATTGAAAAATCACTATGACCTATTAACTTAATTATAGATGTACTATTTGCATTAGCATTATTTAACAATGTAGCAAAAGTATGCCTTGTATCGTGTATTGTGTGTCTTTCTAAATTAAGAAGCTCCAACATTGTTTGAAATTGTTGAAAGAAATTAACATAATTATATTGACCACCTTTTTTATTGTACAAAAAATATTCTTTTGAATAGTCTATATTATCTTTAAATAAATGTATAATCTTTTCTGAAATTGGTACTTTTCTAACTCCTGCGCTTGTCTTACTTTCTACAACAGAAATTACATTTCTTTCTAAATCAACATCTTCAGTTTTTAAATTCATTAATTCACCAATTCTAAGACCTGTATAAATTAATATTAAAGTTGCATAAGACATTTTTTTGATGTATCTATTTTCAGAATCTAAGCTGTTAAATAAAATATCTATCTCTTCTGATGTAAAAATTTTTCTTTCAACAACTTTTTCATTTTTCCCTAATTCAATAAACTTGATTCTATTTGTTTCTATAAATTCATTTTTTAATGCAAATTCAAAAATCATATTTAATGCGCTTCTAAGATATAATTTTGAGCCATAAGCACCATCTAAATCATCAAAAAATTTTTGTAATGTATATAATTTCAAGTCTTTAATTTTTATATCATTAAATGCTTCTAATTTTTTTAATTGATTATTTACATTTCTCAAAGTAATATTAGATACTGTTTTTGAATAATTAGAATACCATAAATCTTTTACATCTTTAAAAGTCTTTCCACTATATAAGACAGGATTATTCAAATATCCTAATAATTCAGTTTGTGCTTCTTTCCTAGTTTCATATGTTCCTATAACTTTTCTTTTTTGCTTCCCATCTACAAAATCCACAGTAACTCTTGCTACCCAACACTTCCTCCTTTTTCCTTTTAACTTATATACACTCCCTGTTCCATTTTCATTTTTCATTTTTCCTCCTTAAAAAAAGAGAGAGCAATTATTATATTACTCCCCCTTTTAAATTTTGTAAATCTTTAATTGTTAGGATAATATTCGTGGAAAAGTTTTTTACTAATTTTCCCACTTACAAGAGCTTTTTCATCTAGTTTATTTTTTTTGCAATATCTTTTATTAATTTCATTTATAGTCCTATATGCTGTTGCTTGAGAACATTTAAGCATTTTCATAACTTCTTTTGCATTGTAGGTTAATTCTTCCATCAATTCCACTCCTTATATAATTCTATTTTTGCCATTTCTTTTTTTAGATTTAGCTTTTAAATTCTTGTATTTTTTATCAGACCGAAAATAAATGCTATTTCTAAAATATTGATGTCTATCTAAACCTATGTGAAGCATTTTCCGATTTGTTTTACAAGCCTTTCTGTTATTGCTTTTTGAGTATTTTTTTGCTAGTTTAATAATTTCTTTACTTATTTTTTTAGTCATTTACTCACTCCAATTATTACAAAATTCTATATATTCATCATCACTAACAAGTACCCAACCATTTTTAAATTTTCCAAATCTTTTTAAAAAATCATCTAATTCAAAATAGTATGAATAACCTCTATCATCTGTAAGATTAACTACATTATCATAAACTCCTTCAATTATTAAACTATCCCAGCTTTTATGTTTAACCTTATTACTTTTTTTAATTTCTTCTACTGCTTGTTTAAAAGTCATTCTTATTCACCTAACAATTCAGGGTTTTCATAAATATTCCCTATTACTTCTATATCTTCTTTGTAATAACTCATTCCTAATACTGATAATGGTCTAGGTTTAACATATTCAACAACAAAAGCTCCCCATTCATCATAATATTTAACTACTCCTATTCCGTGATTATTTCTAAATTTTAATATATCTCCCTCATAAATTTCTTTTCCATTTTTATCTTTTAACCCTGTGTATTCCATAAGGTCTATATATTTAAAATCCGAAAATCCACAACAATGAACATCACCATTTGAAAAAAATATTTCTTTATGAAGAATATCTATACCTAAAACTTCACCTATTATCTTTTTTTCTTTATGCCAAGCTCTAAATTTAATCTCTCTCATCTTCTTCCTCCCAATCAGCTATGTCTTGAATATAATTTCCATTATTTTCACATTTACAGCACTCTACACATTCTTCTTCTATTATTTCTAATGTCATTTCACAAATTTCACCCATTCCATCTTTATCAAAATATGCATCTACATATCCACTAATCCTCAATTTAAAATCAGTTCCTCCACATTTTTTACATTTCCACATTTTCAACCTCCAAAAATATTAATAATCCAAAAGTTGTTCTGGGCAATATAAGTAAACTTCTAAAATAAAATCTTCTGAAAATAAAGGACGATTAAGTCTAAAATAGTACTCTTTATCTAAATCCTCATTAAGTTCATTTTCATACATCATCACTTCATCTATATTCTTAAATCTTATCTCTTCAACAAGTTTCATTTTACTTCTTTCTGTTATCCTCATTATTCATCTCCTCCAATCTCTCCTGCTCTTACCTTATCCCAGAACTCTCGCCATTCTTTGCTATTAATGACTCTTTGAGCTTCTGCTACTGTTTTAAAGTAGTTTCCTAATTCATATCTGGCATCGTCGGCTTCGTTGTAATATTCTTCATCAGTTGTGATTTCGCTTGTTCCAGTAACAAAAAAATATTCTTTTTCTTTTTCTGCTCTCCATCTCTTAGGTATTCCGTATTTTTCATTGATTGCTTCAACCATATTTTTTATGTTTTTAAATTCTTCTTTTGCTACTGTAAAAATAGAATTATCTTCTATTTTAGATTTACCTTTTAAATGTAATTGATTATATGGGGATGGTAAATAACAAGGATTATTAAAACTAACAACTCCTATTCCTCTATCTTCAAACTCTCCTCTTTTTAACACTTCAAAATTTTGATATTTAATTCTTATTGCTACTCTATCAAATACTTCTTGACTTTCTATCTCTAATACCTTTTCTTTTTCCATTACTTCCTCCTATTTTCTATACTTTGAACATCCTCCCGATGTCGGCAATATGTTAAACTATTGAATTTATTATATATCTATACATTTTGTCGGTATCAACAAAATCGTTCAACTTCTGTATTTTCCAATTTAACTTAGAAATATTATTGAAAATATTATACCTACTGTTATTACAATTAAACTTGTTAATAAAAATATTTTTAATACTTTCCCAATTATTTTTAAAATATAATTAAAAATAGTAAACTCCGAAAAACTAACTTCATCATTAATAATATCTATAATTGGTATAAATAATACCGAAAGAATTAAAATAAATGCCAATATTTTATAAATCATTTACTCCTCCTTAAATGCTTTAAAGTGTCCTTTATATATTCCTTTCAATTCTTTCACTTGTTCAGGACTTAAATATATTCCTGCCAAGTGATATTTCTTCATAAAATCCATACGACTGATACAATTATCAGCTTCATCGTGGTGCTCTCTACATAAGCACATCACTCTATAATTAAGCCCAGTATCTGATTTATATCCACTTGTTCCAACTCTATCAAAATGTTGTAATTCTCCTGGTCTTCCACATATACAACATATTTTCTTTTTAAGAGTTACCCATATAAAAGTATCCTGATAATCTTCTGCAAACAAATCTCTTATTTCTTGCCTTAAAGGTATCTCCCAATATATAGCCATTTCAAATAACCACTTAACAAAGTCATTAGCTTGTTTTTGTGTTAGGCTTCCAAGAGATAAACTAAATCCACCATTTTGAATTGCTAGGCTCTGTAATGCTCTTATTACATTGTCTGTGAGTTCGTCTACTGTTAGATTATCCTTATTGTAAATAGAAGAAATTAGGAACGCCTGAGCATTTTTAACAGTATCAAAACCATCATAGATTTTAGTAAACTCTCTCTTCATAAGTTGCTTTGTATATGCAAGCTCTATAAATGATGGTCTTGCTCCTGCTTCATTTCCTTGCCAAAAATTAGCAAAGTCATCTAAAAGCCAATATATAAGTTTTTGTGTCTGTCTTGTGTATCCTAATTTCTCCATTTAACTACTCCTAACTATTTAATTTCTTTTTCATTTGTGAATATTCTCTCTTAGTTAATTCTTTAACATCTTTCTTATAATGTTCTTTTACATAATTTTCTATATCTATATCAACAAATTTACAAAGCACTCCCAAATCTTCCAATTCTTTTTGAGTACATTTTTGATTGAACTTAACTAAAATATCGTGAGTTGTTTGCAAGTCTTTTAAATCTAAACTTCCAAGATTTTTAGTTTTATATTTCTTTAAAATACCTTGCATATCCTCATTTGTTGCTATATTTGTTATAGTTTCACATAATAATTGTTTTTGATTTATCTTTAATTGATTTTCAAGAACTTCTAAATCTTCTATACTCATCATTCCAATTTCAGATAATTTATATTCTCTTTCATATTCTTCTCTATTTCTTTCATCTACCATTGAATTAATAGAGTTAATTAATTGTTGCTTTTTAGCTCTTGATACCTCTTCATAAGAAGCAACTTCATCTCCATCAAGTCCAATTCCTAAATTTCCTAATGCTCTACCTACTGCTGATGTTTCTGCATTTTCTACGTGAGAAGTTTTATTTACAAGTGAGCTTTTTTCATCTCTTAATTCCATTGCTGTTCCAGTAGATTTTAAAATTCCGTTTTCATCTCTTATGATTACTCTACATGTTGCAACCTCTTGAGTTATTGAAAGCCACTGAGTTTCTAAACTCCAATTTTTAAAATTTTCAGAGCTTCTAAATTCTTTTAATCTCTCAACAACTGGAACATAGTTTTTACCTTTTATATTTATAGTTTTCATTTCTCCTCCTACATCATTTCTTCTAATTTCTTAAATGAATAATTCAAAATTTTAACTATCCATTTGATTTTGTGCTTCACTATTTCCTTAAAACTTGCTTTTTTAAACTCCATTTTCTCCCTCCATTTTTATATATTTTTCTATTATTTCTACTGCCTCTACCAGTGTTATTCCATCTGGGAAAGGTATTTTATTCCAATATTTTTTTAATGTTTTACAGTGCATTTATTCCTCCTTAAAGAACTTCTTGTGGGTAGTAGGTATCACAAGCACCTACAAAAACTTTATATTTTTTCATTTTTACTCATCCTCCAATTCTCTTATTTCTACGATAAATTCTTTTAGTAAACTGGTTTGACCTTCTTTTATACCTCTTAAAAACTTAGTGTTATAACCTGCTAGGTCATTTTTCTCTATTAATTTATCTAAGTTTTTACTTGATGTTTTTACACTTTTGTACATTCTTTCTATTAACTTTTCCCCTATCTCTTTTTCTATGTATGCCATTTATATTTTCCCTCCCATTCCTTTATAAATTTTTTCTAATTTTTCAATAGCCAAGTCTTTAAAACCGTGTTCACAATTTTCTAACTTAGTTTTAATTTTTTCATACCAATTTTTAGCTTTTGATTTATTAATGTAATAGCTTTCGTCTATTCCAAAAAAATCAAGTTGTGCTTTTGCTGTTAATTCAACAAGTCCAAATATTATTTTCGCTTCTTCTGATATAAAATATAAATCTTTCATTTCTTCTCCTCCTATATTTTCCAATTTTCCATTTGTTTTATTATTTTTCTAAGTTCAAAAACTTTTTTATCGTGAGAAAGTCTTAGTTTTTCCTTTTCTTCCTTATTACTTGCTTTTTGAAATTGATGAAATAATTCATTAATTTCGTTTTTTAAATTTATTTCTTTAGTTTCCAATTCACTATATTTCATTTTTATCCTCCCTTATATAAAATCTCTTATTGATAATCCTCTACTTCCGTATGGATATTGTTTCTCATATTCCCAAGTCGTGATATTTAACTTATTTATTTCTATTTCATTTTCTAAATTGTTCAATGCTTCAACAAACTTGCTGAAATCATTGAATTTATAATTAAATGGATAAGTGCTATCACTGTGAACAGCTGTTATCTCAACATCTATATAACCTTGTTCTTCTGAATTATCCCAGTAAGCATTTATAGAAGTGTATTCATCTTCTAAATATGCTAGGTCTGGAAGTTTGAAATAGTTATCTATTTGGTTTCTGTATAAGTTATCTGCTTCTGTGTACATTACCCATTCGTGGTCTGCAAATTCTAGTGTGAAGTTTTTCATTTTATCTCTCCTTTTTAATTTAATACGAATGTGTTAAACAATCTGTAAAAAATTTTCTTTTTCTTCTTGATGATAGTATAATACAAATGTGTTAAAAAGTCAACAAAAATTTTACTTTTTTTAAAAAATATTATAAAATGTTGAAAATGAAAGGAGTTTGCTATGACTTTTGGAAAAATTTTAAAAGAAATTAGATTAAAAAATGGTGATAGTCTACAAAGATTAGCAGAAAAAACTGAAATCGTTTTTACTTATATTGATAAAATTGAAAAGGGAACAAGACCTATTAACAAAGATAATTTAGAAAAATTTATAAAAGCATATCCATTATATAAAAAACAATTTGAAAAAGCATATCTTGATGAAATTATGCCAGAAAGTTTAAAAGGTAGTACCTTTAATATGGAAAAACAGAAAGTAAATACTGTTATCCTACCAGTTTATGGTAAGGCTTCTGCTGGGAATGGATATATAAATTTAGACCAAGAAATTTATTATTTCCCAATTAAAAAAGGTAATTTTTCAGATAGAAGTTTCTTAGTTGAAATAAGTGGAAATAGTATGGAACCTACATTAGAAGATGGAGATTATGCTTTGGTTGACCCAGATAATATAGATTATGTAAAAAATAAAATTTATGTAGTTACTTATAATGATGAAAGTTTTATAAAAAGAATGGTTATGGATGCTAAAAGTAAAATTGTTATGTTAAAAAGTGATAACCCAGAATATGAGGATATTTTAATAACTAAGGATATGCAAGTATATTTGAAGATTGAGGGAAGAGTTATACAGGTTATTTCAAATAAATATTTATAAATAAACGGAGGGATTTTTATGAAGAAATTTATTGCTATTTTATTTTTAATTTTGTCAATTGGAGTTTTGGCTGAAATAGTCTATATTACACCAACAGGGAAAAAATATCACCCAACTAAAACTTGTAGAGGTTTAAGAAAAGCTAAAAAGATTATAGCCATTGAAAAATCAGAAGCAATAAAGAGAGGTTATACACCTTGTAAGGTGGGATATTAATGAAAAAGAGAATTATTATATTTTGTGTTTTCTTAGGTATATTAACAGGTTTTCTTAATATTAAAGAAAATATAAGCAGAGATATTGGATATTTAGAAAATACTGTTGGAGATAAAGCAGAAGTTTTAGAAAATTCTATTGATGATGTTAGAAGAGCAGTAGAAGATTTAAAATATTGAGGGGGTATTAATGAGAAATAAATTTATTGTATTAGACACATCTTGCATTATTTATTTTATGTTTCTTTGTTTACATAACATTACTACTTTTAGCTATTATAACTCTCATTATAGAGTTAGATACAATGATATCTATATTTTTATACCTGTATTGATTTTTGTAAGTATTATCATTCAAGAAAAAATAACAAGTAAAACTGTTACATTTTTTAATTTAATTAAGTTATGTTTTCCAATTATGTTTTTTTCTTATTTATACAGGCTTATTTTTACTTTGTTTAAAGTTTTAGATTTATTTGATGCTGAAAACATTTCCCATTTTTTATCAATTTCAATCCCAATTTTAATGTTAGAATTCATATTAGAGCAAATAATATATAATTTTTTAAGAGATAAAATAATAAAATAATTATAAATAGATTAAGAGAGATTTATTCTCTCTTTTTTGTTTAAAATTTTTATTGACTTTTTAACACTAATGTATTAAGATATAGAAAAGTATAAATTTTTTTTGAAAATATTTTTTTAATTATATATTAACACAAATGTATTAAAAAGGTGGTAGATTATGGATTGTAAAAAAATCTTTAATTTATTAGATAATGAAAGGAAAATTAATTTTAAAAATCGTTCTGAATTATCTGATAAATTAGAATTTCCTAGTAAACAAGGTTTTCATATCTTTATGAAGAGGCTGGAAGCTAATAAACCTAATAATCAATTTAACAGAATTTGCAAAATTTTAGATGTATTAGGATATGAAATAAGCATAAAAAAGAAAGGAGAATAATGAAAACAGAAGTTTTATTTTATTTGTTATTTTCAATGATAATAACAGTATTAGTGGTTTTAAACTCTTTTCTATGTGCTTACATTCTTGCAGAATACTCTTGATAATGAGTAAATAATACAAATCTAAGGCTAGTCCTTAAAAAGAAAGGAGAATAAATGAAAAATTTAAAAGAAGCTAATGAAGAAATAGAAAGATTAAAAGATGAAATAAAAAAAATAAAGGCAAAGAATATAAAAGATTTTTCTACAAAAGATTTATGTGATGAATTAACATATAGAGGTGGAGTTGATAAATATTGGGTGCACCCTCATGATAAAACAGAAATAAAAATTGAGGATAAAATAATAAAGTTTATAGGACCAGCATATATATTTGTTGTTATTGATTAACCTATTTTATGAAAAATGTATACATCTGGAAAGCTACGAATTAATCTATGGAAACATTTACCATAGGAATATTCATAAAAAGGATTTGACTTAGCTGTTTTCAAAGTTTCAAAAATTTCAGGTGTTACATTTTCATATAGATATTCATTATTATTTTGAAAAGTAACTACTAAAATATTTTTATCAGGAATATATTCAAGATGTTTTAATAGTTCTGAATCTAAATTTTTTAAAAATATATTATCCATAATAACCTCCTTAACTCCACCACAAAGGTTATTATAGAATTTTGTATAGGAAAAAACAAGGAAATATTTATTAATTAAAGAAATTAAAAAAAGGCTAGTCCTTAGACACATAGCCATAAGTTTTTCTATCTCCTCCAAAAATCTGAAAGATGTTTTTCTTGTGGCTATCTGTGTAAGTTGTCAACTAGCAGTTTACAACTAAAAATTAAAATTTTTCAAGATTTATTCAAGATAAATATTAATTTTTTCTATATATATCAATGAGATTATTAAGATTTTTTCAGGAGAAGTTAAAAAGTATTTGATAAGTATCTAGTAACTTTCTAGTAAGTATCTAGTAAGTTTATTACTTGAATTAGTGGGGTCTATATGTCGCTTTGGTAGGCTCTATATAGGCTCTACTAATTGAATTAATAAAAGGAGAACTACCAAGGCTCTCCAAATACACAGGAGGTTATGTAAATGGAAAGACCAGGATATTATGGAATATTACCAGCAAGTATAAGATATGATAAAAATTTAAAGCCTATGGAAAAGATAATGTATTCAGAACTAACTGCATTATCTAATAAAAATGGTTATTGTAATGCAACAAATTCTTATTTTGCAGAATTATATGAAGTTAGTAAAAATACAGTTAGTTTATGGATAAGTGATTTAGAGAAAGCAGGATATATAAAAACAAAATTAATATATGAAACTGGAACTAAAGTTATAAAAGAAAGAAGAATATATATTGCTGACCCTATCACGAAAAATGATGATACCTATCACGAAAAAGAAGTAGACCCTATCACGAAAAATGATGATACCCCTATCACGAAAAATCGTGAGGATAATAATACAAGTATTAATAATACAAGATTAATATTAAAAGAAAAATATAAAAAAGAAAAACCAGAACTTATTTACTTTATAGCAAGTCAGGGAATTAGTAAAGAATATGAAGATAAACTTTTAGAATTTTTAGAATATAGAAGAAAGATTAAAAAGCCAATAAAAACAGTTAGAGCTATAAACTGTATTCTAAATGAGTTTAGGAACACAGGAGAAAAACACGCTATATCCTGTATAGATTTTGCTATGGATAGAGAGTATATAGGAGTTAAGGCAGATTATATTAAAATTAGTAAAACACAAAAGGCAGAAATAGAAGAAAAATGGGGGGATTAGTATGTGTGTAACAAGTATTAAAGAACTAGCTGAAAAAATAAAAAACAATGATTTTGATTTTATAGAAAAAAAGCCAGTAGAAGTATTAGAAAATGGAGATATAGTCTTGAAAAGATGTGAAGTCTGTGTAGAAGTTACAGAATACAAAACTCCACAAGGTTATACATTTAGCAGAGACTGTGCTTGTGTTAGAAATTACAGAAAACAAGCAAGATTAAAAAGATTTAAGGATTTGTCTATAACTGATAGAAATGCCAGAAGTAATATTTTTTCTAATGCTGTTATAGATAAATCTAACGCAGAAGAAAGAGAAATATATAAAGAACTCTATAAATATGCTGAAAATTTTAGTATAGAAAAGCACGGATATATATTTACTGGTGGAGTTGGGACTGGTAAAACTTTCCTAGCAAATTGTGTTTGTAATATGCTTGATGAAAAAGGTTTTTCAGTTTTAAGTTTTTCGTTAGGAGCGTATTTTAACAAAATTAGAAAAAATATAGATGAGGAAGAAAGTTTCATATCTGCTGTTAAAGATGTGGACTTGCTATTCATTGATGATTTAGGAAGTGAATACATCAATAGAGAAAATGGCAAGATGTGGGCAGAGGAGAAGATTTTTAGATTATTTGATGAAAGATATAGAGCTGGAAAGCCGATTATAATAACAACTAATCTAAAAGTTGGAGAACTTAAAGAACATCTTAAAATCAATGGAGTTAATAAAGTCTATGATAGGCTTTTAGAGATGTGCAAATATATAGAATTTAATTGGCAAAGTAAAAGAAAATTAAAAATATAGGAGGAACAAATGGTAAATAATAAAATATCAACAAGAGATTATTTAAGAGCTTTTATAACAAGAGCCAATAAAGAGGCTGGAGTTACTTTTAATGCTAGTAAATTAAATAGCAAAGAAGAATGCGAAGAATATTTACTAAATCTAATAAAAGATTTAAGACATAAGAAGCAGGATAATAAGGGTTATATCAAAGAGATAGACAGTTTAAAAGAGGAAATTGAAATTTTAAATAATAATTTACTAGCTAAAAACAAAGAAAAGACAAATCTAAAAGACAAATTTGATAAGCTTGAATCTGAAAGAGTATTTTATATAACTAAAGCTAAGGAAGCTGGAGAAAAAAGAGAGGAAGCAGAGAAAGAAAAAGAATATTATAGAAATCACGCTCTAAGTTGGAATGAAAGTTACTATCAAGAAAGAGAAAAAAATAAAATTATAAGTGATTTCAATATTTTTTTAAGTTTTGTTATAGTTTTAGAAGCTATTTCAATAGCAATGCTTTTATGGAAGTGATGAGATGAAACAAAGGTTTGAAATACCATATAAGCCAGATTCAATGAACACACATTGGAGAATAGCAAAGAATGGAGGACAATACTTATCAAAAGCTGGGAGAGAGTTCAGGGATAATGTTCAAAACTATATAAAACTTTATAAATACAAGACTTATGAAAAATCTGTAAAAGTTAAATTAGACTTGTATTTTGCAGACAAAAGGACAAGAGATTTAGACAACTATTTTAAAGGGATATTAGATAGTTTTAAGGGCTTTCTATATGTAGATGATAAACAGATAGACAAGATAGAAGCAACGAAGCATATAGGAGCTGGGAAGAACTATTTTATCATAGAAGTTGAGGAGCTACAAGAATGAGTTTGGCAAAAATAAGAGATATCCCAAATTTAATAAAAAAGTTGGGAGATGGAGAATATAGAATAAAAGTTAAAGATAAAAGAATAATAATATTTTCTAAGAATAAAAGATATGAAAATGAGGAGATAAAAAAGATTCTTGAAGAAATTGAAGATATAAATAAAAAAGATGAGCCTTAAAAACTCATCTTTTTATTTTTTATTAAATTTTCAAGTTCTTCTAATTCTTCAAGTGTTGCCATTTCGTTTATAAAAACTCTCGCACGGCTTTTATAAGTACTATGCTTTGTATTTTTATTTCCTTTTTCTGTTGCTCTGTATCTCTTATTAGCTTCATTTTGCTGTTTCTGGGTTTTATACCCTTTTCTTTTTTCTTCCATAATTCCCTCCTTGTATTTATGAGGGGCTTTTTACCCCTCAATTATATAATCATCATATAGACAACTAAATTTATTATTGCTTTGCACTCTAAACATTTTATTATTTTGATTATACATTCTGATTAGATGTTCTCTATATTCTCCTTTTACAGCAAATGGTACTTCAACCTGTGAACAGTACCCACTATCTAAGTGAGTACACACAATTTTTATTTCATTATTCATTAAAGCGTTTATTATTATTTTTCTTGTTATTTTTTCATTTAAACCACTCCTTTATCTTATTCTTGTGAATTTTCTTTCTGTTGCTGGTCTCCAAGTCCCAGCCATTACTTCGTCATAATGTTTTGCTATTTCAATGTGTCTTTTAATAGCTTCAACATCATCTTTTTGCCTATGAAACATAAATATATTTTCATATACAGATAATTTTAAAAGAGTTCCTATTTTTTCATCTTCTACAAAGATTACTTCATTTTCATCTTTGTAAAATTTAACTCCTAATTCGCTGTGGTTCATTAATTCTTTTAACATCTTCATCACTCCTTGATTTTGCTTGATTTTTTTATTAAGAAGTGATATAATCTAAGTATTCAAGGCTTAGAGTTTATCACTCTTAGTTTTACCCCTCAGAAGAGGGGGGATAAATTACTTTTCCTTTTTCTCAATTGTAATTGTTAGCGACCAACTCCCAATCACAATTTTGATCTGAAATTTCATTTTATCACCTCCTTTCTTTTGAGGTACTTTAATGATATCATACTTGGACAAGTATGTCAACACTTTTTTTAAATATTTTTTGTAGAACTCAAAAAGTCCAATAATATCAATGAAAAAAGTGTAAAAAATTTTTAAAAAATTAAATAATAAAATATCTTACAATCAAAATTTTAATTAAAAGTAGATGGGATATATAAGAAGAAGTTTATAGAAATATAAGCAACTTTTTATGTATCCCATTTTTTTATTTTTCAGCTTGGAGGTAATGGAAGATGTGAGTACAAGACAAGAAGTTTACAAATTAATAATAGAAAAGAAAAACAATGATGAAATAGTTGAAACTTTAAATGTAAGTAAAAGAACAGTAGAGAGATACAGAAAAGATTTTAATGAAGCGACAAGCGACAACGACATTAAAGCGACAACGACAAGCGACAAAAAGAAGCGAAAAGCGAAAGCGAAAGTTTTAATTGAGTGTGGGGCAAGTTTAAAAGAAGCTAGTGAACAAACTCAAACACATATAAGTAGCATTAAAAGATTAAGCAGTAAAGAGAAATTACAAGTCAAACAACTAGATTATTTAAAATCTTTTAGAGAGCAGTATAGAGACTATATAGAAAAGAATAAGAAAGATAGATTAAATCTTAACAACTTAGCAAAAAAAAAGATAGAGTACACTTTAAATCTTGCAGAAGATATAACTAAATCTACACAAGAATTAATTAAATTAAATGAGCAAACTGAGCAAGAAATTTTTGAACTAGACAGAATTGAAAGGCTTGAAAAGCTTGAAATAGAAAAAAATAAATTTAAAAATGATTTGCTGATAGATTTTACAGATAGATTACAAAAATTATCTGATAATGATATTTTAAAAGTTTTAGACTTTATGAAATCGTTAGAGAGTGATACAGATGAAAGTACTGATTGACTTGATAGAAAAAGAATTACAGAGCAGAAAGAGAAGCAAAAGCAATGCTTTAATTTTTAAAGCTAGAATCTATCAACAAGATATTATAGATTTATATGATAAGTATGATTATTTCTTGCTTTGCTGGTGTAGAAGAATGGGGAAAGACTTGCTAGCTTTGTATCTTGCTTGTAAAAGATGTATAGAAGTTGCTAATAGTGTTGTTTACTATGTATTCCCAACAATGAAACAAGGTAAAATGATGATTTTGGACGGATACAGCAATAATAAAAAAAAGATAATTGACGAGATTATAGACAGAAAGGTTTTAGATTTACCTTTAAAGTCTGATAAACTCTATCATTCTGATAACACAATTAGATTTAAGAACGGATCTAAAATCTATTTTGTTGGATCGCAAGATGCTAACAATAAAGTTGGTGGAAACTTAGATTTATTAGTTATTAGTGAAATGGCATTAATACAAAATAAGGACATTATGATGTATTTAATACCGTCAGTAGTCAATATCAAAGGTAAAATCATACTTGTAAGCACTCCGCGTTTTGGTAGTGAATTTAATAAAATGATAGAAGAAAAGCCACAAAAATGGTTTATTGATGTATTAAATGCTTTGGATAGTAGAGCAGTTGAAGCAGATGGAACAAGAGTTTATACAGATGAGAAACTAGAAAATGTTAAAAGCTTAATGAGTGAAAGTAAGTTCAAACAAGACATACTTTGTGATATTGATGTTGCTAATGAAAATGCTATTTATGCAGAAAGTTTGCTAAAAGCTGAGTGGATAAAAGATTTGAATATATCTAACAAAAAACTATATGTTAGCGAAGACTTGGGAATTAATGATAGTACAGCGTTGGTATTTACAGTAGATAATACTATAATTCATCATTATGCTAATACAGATAGAGCAACAATACATTATATTGAGTACATAAAAGCATTTATGAAACAAGCTAATATCAAAGATGTAGAGATTATACTACCTCACGATGCTAGAAATAGACAAGATGCTATTGACTATTTAACAAGTAGAAGAGAAGCATACAACAAGCATTTTAAAAATGTTAGAGTGCTAAGAGCGTATGAAGTTAATAAAACAATTGAGATTACAAGACATAGTATAGAACAGCATAAAATTAAATTCTTAGACTGTGCAGCAGTTAGGGATATGGCTAGATTAATGAAAGCATATGAATGGAAAATAGATAATTCTACCAGGGAAAATTTAAGAGTTCCAATTCACGGCAGAGGACTTGCAGCAAGCAATACTTGCGACGCAGTTGAATACTATTGTATGAGTATGTTTTTAGAAGAATATGAAGAAAAAATGAAAGAATTTATATATCAAGATAATTACGAAAATGGGGACTATGATTTCTATGATTAAACAATTAAATCAAATTGAAATTGATGAGATAGGAAGAAAGATAGAAAGTTTTAGAAGTGATGATTATTATAAATATTATTTTGATGATTCAGAGGAAAATAACCCTGATAAAGCTTTCTTTATTGATGATAAATACTATATTGATTTCACATTTTATGATGATATTTGTTTTATGGGAGTAATTGATATCAATAGAGAAATTAAAACAACATCAAATTCAGTGTATGAACTTTTAAAGTTATTTGATGAGCAATTAAAGTATTATCAAAAAATAGCTCAATGGTGCTATAAAGCTAACAAAATTGCTTATAGATTTCATAAATTTTTAAAGAAAAAATACAATTGTGTAAGTTCAGAAGATGAAGAAAAATCAATAATAGGAGTGATGTTATGAAAAAATATGAAAATTTAAAAGAAATGGCTAATCAAAGACAGCTTTGCAAAGGCGGTGGTGGGTTAGGTGGGTTTATAGGGAATACCCTAGGTTCGTTAACTGGTGGGCTTATAGGTACTGACCCAAATAAAGCAGCTAAAAGAGAAGCAGAAAGACAAAGAGAAGCTGAAGAAAGAAGAATCAAAGAAGCAGAAGCAACAGCTAAGCGTGAAAAAGAATTTTCTGAAAAATTATCAACAGATATAAGAAATCTTGAAGGGGCTAATTCACAGCAACAACTTGCACCAGCCCCAAAAACTACAACTGATTTTACTAAATCATTAAAAGAAGAAGATGAAAAAGATAAGCTAAAGAAAATTTTTAGCAAGTAGGTGAAAAAATGAAAAAACCAACGAAAGCGAAGTTAGTATACTATTTTGAAGAAGCTAAGTTATACAAAGAAGAAATTAAATCAGATTATAACGAAGTTTTTGAGTTAACAGATATTAATTTCAAGATAAGAGATGAAACAACACGGCAAAAATTGACGACTAGAAAAGTTGATAGTACTGTTCTCGAATGTATTAGATTCTTAAGCAATTTCATAATGACATCTGTATTCAGTAAAACAGAGTGTTGGGCAAGATTGAAATCAAATATAGATGTAATTAAAGCTATAGCTGATACAGATATAGCAGGTGCTGAAATGATAGTAAATGAAATAGACGAAGTTCTTGAAAAAAATTCAGAATCAGTGTTCTGGACTAATGAAAGAACTAACTATTACACTGAAACTAATAAAGCACTAGTTGACTGCATTAAAGTTGGAACAGGGATAAGAAAGGTAGTGGAGTTAAATTCTACAGCTAAGCCTTTTACTTATGCTTATCAGAATTTAGATAACATCTTCTTTTTAGAAGATAATCAAGGGAAACCCAACATAATTTTTAAGAAATATATTGAAAAAAATCTTGCTGATTTAAAGGATATGTTTGGACATTTAGGAATGATGACCCCGAAAGAATTGAATAATGAAGATGATTTATCTAAAAAAATAACTGTAATAGAAAGCATAATAGGGGAGTTTGACGAAAATAAATCAGTAACTTCTTACTATCATTTTGTACATACCGAAGATTTTGCAGAAGAGTTATTATTTGAAGTTTTAGATTATAACCCTTATACAGTGTTTAGATGGCAAGTTGATAACTCTAACCCGTGGGGAATTGGAATAGCTAGGGCTAACAAGCATTTGATTAAAGAATTAAATGAAAATGTAGCAAAGAGAGCCGAACACAGGGATAAGATAGTTAATCCACCGATTCAATTTTTTGGAAATAGGGATTTGATAAGCAAGATAACATTGAAACCTAGTGCAGTAAATTACGGGGGTCATTTTAATGATTCTAATAAAGTTGGAATCCAACCTATAAACACAGGAACTAATTTGATTCCTATAGATCAAGATATAAATGACTGTAGAGACAGGCTTCGCAGAGCTTTTATGGCACAACCGTTAGGAGATGTTGAGACTACCGCTAATAGAAGTGCTACTGAAATGAGTTTGAGACATGAAATGTTTAGAAAAGAGTTTTCAGGAACATATGAAAATATAAACACTGAACTTTTAGAGCCAACTTTTATGAATGCTTACTACATTTTAGAGAAAAAAGGCTTGTTAGAAGATGTAGAGAATCAAGATTATGTAACTCATTCGCAAATACATTATGTAAATGAATTAACACAAAATAGTGGTAGAGATGAAGCACTAAGAATTTTAGATTTCTATAATATAGTTTCTCAATTAGTAACAGAAGAGGAAAAAGGATTAATAATGAAGTCTGAAAAGCTTGTAAATCATATTAGAGAAAAAATGAGAATACCAGTAAGCATTGTTAACAATGAAGAAGAAATGACAACAAAACTTGAAAATCAAAGAAGATTACAAGAAATCCAATTACTTGCAAGAGCTCAAGAAGATATTGGGAAAAGACAGGAAACAGGAATACCAGGAAGAGTAAAAGAAGGAGTTGAAATGCTAAATGAGTTCTAATAAATATGATATTCAAGTACAAAAATTCAAAGGGAACCAAGAATTAATAAATTTAATAGACTTGTGTATACTTGATTGGGAAAATTATAAAGAAGCTTATTATAGAGCAAATGGAGAATATCCAAGTGAAAGAAGTTTATTAACAAAGTTAAAATTTGACATTTTAGAGGAGGATAACAGTGGAAGATGAAATATTAGAAATTAATAACATTGATGAAACAACAGAAAAAAAACAAGCTGATGAACAAGTTGAAGAGCAAATTGAGGAAAAGAAAACAATAAAAGTATTTGACCCAAATGAAGTTAAATTTGATGATAACTTAGGATTTAGTGGGTATAATTTAGAAAAATTTAAAGATGATATTGATATGACTGATGATAGTGTAAGAGCGTTAGAAGCCTTTACAGCAGAGTATCAGAAGCTAGGATTATCACAAGAACAAGTTGAAGGTATCATAGGCTTTATGATTTCACAAAATAATCAAACAATGAGTCCAGAAGCAATAACTGAAAACTTAAAGAATAATCTATCTTATGAAGAGAAAAAATCATATCAAGCTAATTGCAATATTTTAAAAAACATTTTAAAAGGAACAGATGAAGAAAAATATTTCAATGCAATAACTTCAGATCCTGGAGCAGTAAAAATATTAACAAAAGTTATAAATCATTTTCAAGGAGGTAAAAATGTAAATGGAATAAAAGAAAGAGAAGAAAGAAACATAAGTAGAAACTTAACGGCAGATGAAGGAATAGCAGAATTTAATAAGTATATCTTAATGGGTGGAAAAGATATAGAAAAGAAGAGAAAAGAAATTCAAGGAAAATTATTAAACAAAGAAGAATTAGAATATTTTAATCAAATAACAGAGTAAAAAAGGAGATGATTTTAAATGGCAAAACCATTAGAACAAGCATTACAAGAAAAATATGCAACACAAGCACTTATAGCAATGTCAGTTCAAACACCTATGGGACTAGCTAAGTTCTGTGAAAAAGGTGATGCAACAAGTGGAGAAAGTTATACTCTATATAGAGCAGAAGGCTCTACTGCAAAAGATGGACTTCCATCAATGTACAATTCAAATGATAAAGGTTATGAAGGAGATGTTGGAAATAATGGTGGAGATGCTGGGCCACTAAAACCTTACAAAGTTTTTGGAGCTTATATATCTTCACAACATAAAATCCCTGATATTGATTTTAAAAAGACATCACTAGATGCAAAAGGTACATTACAAAAAACAATGGCAATAGCTTTATCACATAAGGAAGATGAAAAAATATTAAAATCAATAAAAGACAAAGATTCTGAATTATCTAAAATAGACAATGCAGCAAAAACTTTAGATAAAGAAGAAGTTATAAAAGCTCTAGTTGGAAGAATAGCTGTTGCTCATGCCAATGCTGCAATGACACCTGATGGACAAAAAGGAGTGTCTGTTGTATTAAATATCAAAGACTGGGAATTATTAGTACAATCTAATTTCTTCTTAAATGGAGATTTTAAAGACTCTATTGAATGGGGAGACAGTGAAAAACCTACAAGAATTAGAGGAGCAGAATTTTTAATTACAAGAGATTCTAATATGACTCCATCAGGAACAATGTACATAGTACCATCTAATACTTGTGGTTGTGTAAATTGGAAAGGGACAGAAAAAGGTGTTGCAGAATTTCATGAAACAGATGGAGCTAGATGGCATTTACAAAACAGAAAATATATGGGAGCTATCTGTATAGAACCTACTTTCATAACAAAATTTACTTTTAAATCAGCTTAAACCTTTAAGGGTAGGGGATAAAAACCCTACCTTTATTTTTTATAGGAGGAACAATGGATTATAAAACAGGAAAGCTCTTTAATGTAGTTAGACAATTTGATAAAGCTAGTGGCAAATATGAAATTAATGGTATAGATACTGGGGAAGCAGTTTTTTTATATAGAAGAGAAAGAGAAATATTTATACCTATTCCCAGGGGTAATTACAACATAACTAAAGAAAATAACAATACATTCCTAAATGTAGATAATACTATAAATAAAGAAGCGATAGAATTTCAAATTGTATATGAAACAAATATCACTTCATCAGAATACAACGACCCTTATCCAGAACTAAAAATACTAGTTCAAAAATATAATGAATCTGTTAAAGATATTTTAAATATAAGTAAATATCTAAAAACAGTTGGAGTAAAAACAGATTCAGACCAGTTACATCAAAGCCAACTTTTACCAATGCTAGAGCCGAATACATTTTGGTATTCAGATAATAGAGGTGTAATAGGTACATTTCCTATTGGTAATTTAAATGCTACTTATCAAAAAATGGTAATGGACTTAAAAAAAGAGGTTGAAGGATTAATAGAAGAAAAAAAAGAAGAAGCTACAAGTTCAATAGATTCTCTTTTAAATGAATCAAAATTTAATTTCAAAGAGTTGGTATCAAAAAACATAAATAGTTTAAATATTACTTATGAAGATATCAAAAAAAGAATAAATGAATCTATAGAAAATTTCAATATAGAAGAAGCAAGAAAAATAGAAGAATTTAAGACTTCTTTACAAGTAAAAATAGAGGAATTAAATTCTTTAGCATCTACAATTTTTCAAGATATGAACAATGAAAAAAATATAATCATAAAAAATTTAAGAAATACAATAACTGATTATATGAAAGAAAATAAAAGTATGTTTAAAGGAGATAAAGGTGATAGAGGAGATAAAGGTTTACAAGGTGTGCAAGGAATACAAGGCAAACAAGGAGAAAGAGGTCAGGGTATTACAAGCATCCGTGCTATAAGTAATAACCAAGTTGAAGTTGTATACGGGGATAATAAAAAAGAGATTTTAACTATACCTACTGTACAAGGTCCAAAAGGCGAACAAGGTATTCAAGGGCCAATAGGTCCAGCAGGCCCAAAGGGTGAGCAAGGTCCAAAAGGTGAAAAAGGGGAAGGAGCCAATATAGATGTTAGTCATTTTTTAAGAAATGATAGGAGTGAATCTGTTAATGGAAATTTAACAGTCACAGGAACAATATTGTCTAATAATAATATAACTGCATTTTCTGACATAAGATTAAAAACTAACATAAAGAAAATAGATTGTGCTTTAGAAAAGGTGTGTAAAATAAATGGATACACTTTTGATATCAATAATAAAAAAGGAACTGGAGTTATAGCACAAGAACTTAAAACAGTTCTTCCAGAAGCAGTAATAGAAACAGATACAGAAGAAAAATATTTATCAGTAGCTTATGGTAATATTGTAGGTTTATTAATAGAAGCTATAAAAGATTTAAAATCTGAAATAGAGGTGTTAAAAAATGCTGCCAAAGAACGGAACCATTAGTATGGATGATATAAGAAAAGAATTAAAAGTAAATTCTACTATAAGTTTAAATGATACAGCTGTAAGAAAACTTGCAGATAAGTCTGATGGGACTATTAGTTTAAGTGATTTTTATGGGAAATCTAATTCAGAAGTAATTTTTGATGGAGCAATGTTAGTAAAAGATAAACAAGATTGGAGATGGACTTTTAATGTTATTCAAATTCCATCTTATCCTTTTGTAGATAAAATTGATATGAAAGAACTTGTTTGTGAAATGGATGAAAATGATGACTTATTTTATGTTAGATTTATTGGGAGAGAAATATCTAAATATAATAATAGAAATTTTTATGTAATATTTCCTGAAATAAAAGATGAAGATAATATTACTCCTATGAAATTTAATTTTAAATATATGTCATCCAATGAAATAGCAATACAAGATGAACCTTTGTATGATATTCTTACAAGTAGTTTTACTAATATTAATGAACATTTTTTTGTTAAAATCTATGTAGAGTAAGATAAAATGGATAGATTGATAAATATATATTAGGTGATTGTTTATATAAAATGAATATGGAGTGATTAAAATGAAAATATATATATATGATAAAGTGAAAGCAATAAATGGAGAATGGTTTTGTTTAGCTGTTTTAGAAGAAGAAGAACTTATACCAAAGCATTTAATAGATGAAATAGCATATAAATCTAATTCACCATTAGATTATACATACTATTATGATAAAGAAGCAAAAAGTATAATCAAAAAAGATAATTATAGGCTTTTTAAAGAAGGAATGTATGACTTAAAAATTGGTGAAAAAATAGAAAATAATACAATAGTAAAAATTGAGCAACCTACTCAATATCATAAATGGAATGGTAAAGAATGGGTATTAGAATTAGAAGATGTTAAAAAAACATTTGAAAAAAAATTTAAAAATCAAAGACAAGAGAAAATAGATGGTGATTTTGAATATAAAGGCTCTATATTTCAAATGAGAGAGAACGAAGATTTAAAAAATTTTGAGCAAAAGTTAATGCTGTTATTGTTAAATAAATTAAAACCAACAGATATTGAAAGTTGGAGATTAAAAGATAATACATATAAAGATTTTACAATAGCTGAACTTTTAGAATGTGCTGATTTATGGGGTGCAAGAAAAAAAATTATATGGAAAGATTTTAAAAGAGTTTGTGAAGAATTAGAAAAAGCTAATAGCATTGAAGAAGTAGAAAATATAAAATGGGAGGAATAAAATGTTTAGTTTTTCAAAAGCTAGTTTAGAAAAAATGAATGGAGTTAATTCAAAATTAATTAATTTAATGAAAGAAGCAATAAAAAATAGTCCTTATGATTTTAAAATTACAGAGGGTTTAAGAACAGTTGAAAGACAAAAAGAACTTGTAAAAACTGGTAAATCTAAAACAATGAATAGTTATCATTTAAAAGGAAAAGCAGTAGATATTGCAGTTTTAATTGATAATAAAGTAACTTGGGATTTTAAATATTATAAGGAAGTTGCAAGTCATATAAAAGAAGTAGCAAAAAAATTAGGTTATGTAATTACTTGGGGTGGAGATTGGAAAACATTTAAGGATGGTCCACATTTCCAAATTGAAAGTTAATAAACAGTCTGGCCAGACAGTTATTATAAAAATTTAAAAAATTTTAGGAGGTAAAAATGAAAGATTTAATTAACAAAACAATAGGATATTTGGCAAGTTTTAGTGTAGAACAATGGATATGGATAGCAGTAGCTGGACTGATTTTAATTTATCTTATTTATAACAGAAAACAATATGTAAATGTATTTAAACAATCAGTAATTTTTGCAGAAGAAAGTTTCAATCATGGGGAAAACAGAAAGAAATTAGAAGCAGCAGTAAATTTTATACTATATAGAACTTCTAGTTTACCTTGGATAGCAAGAATTATAATCATAAAATTTATCAGTAGAAAAAGAATGATTGACATTATAGAAAAAACATTACAAAAGTTTTCTGATATTTTTGCAGCTGGTTATAAAGTAGATATAAAAGGTAATGAAGATGGAGAAAACTAAGTTATTAATTCATCCACTTTCTAATGGAAAAGCAGTTTTGATCCAGGATTATGTTTACTCTATAAATGGCTATGATATTAAGGTGTTTAGAGGTTTCATCACTGATGGAGCCTCAGTACCTAAATCTTTGCAATGGCTCTATAATCCTTATGGCAAATATATTAATGCAGCAGTTATCCATGATTATTTATATTCTACATATAATAACACTGGAATTAATCGTACTCTTGCTGATAAAATATTTTATTTCATTATGAAAGAGACTGGGATAGATAATAGGACCAGAAGAAAATTTTATATGGCAGTTAAATGTTTTGGAGCAACATCCTGGAAAGCTAAATTGCAAAATGAGGGATATAAGGATAGAGCTATAATTGATAGAACTAAGGAGGCTAAGGAATATTATAACCATTGGTATAAAGTGTTAGGGATTAGGTGATATTATGGAAAAAACTTTACTAGAATATGGTGTAGTAGGGGCTATTTTATTGTATTTTCTATGGAAAGATAGTAAGACATTTGAAATTTATAGAACTACTATGCAGAAGATAGTAGACCAGTTGGAAGCAATGCAAAAGGACCAAACAGAATTAAAAAAAGATGTGGAGGAGATTAGAAAA